GTTCTGTAGTTCATACAGGATTAATACCATTCTTAAAGTATTTCCAATCAGCAGTAAAATCTTGTTCACAAGGTGGGGTTAGAGGTGGTGCAGCCACTGTATATCTTCCTGTATGGCATTATGAGTTTGAAGATTTAGTAGTATTAAAAAATAATAAAGGTACTGAAGAAACTAGAGTCAGACATATGGATTATGCATTTCAGTTTAATAAATTAATGTATGAAAGATTATTAACTGGTGGTAATATAACATTCTTTGACCCTAATGATGTACCTGGTTTATATGATGCATTCTTTGCTGACCAAGATGAGTTTAAAGAACTATATGAGAAATACGAAAGAGCTACAAGTATACGCAAGAAAAAACTACCAGCACTCGAAGTCTTTTCACAATTCTTAACTGAAAGAAAAGATACTGGAAGAATATATGTAATGAATGTTGACCATGCAAATGATCATGGAGCATTTAATCCAACTCGTGCACCTATACACATGAGTAATTTATGTTGTGAAATAGATTTACCAACTAAACCAATGGACGTTGATAGTGAAGGCGAAATATCACTATGTACACTATCTGCAATTAATTGGGGTTTAATACATGAACCACATGAATTCGAAAAGTATTGTGATTTATCAGTTAGAGCTCTTGATGAATTACTTGATTATCAGGATTATCCTGTAGCTGCTGCAGAAAAAGGTACCATGGGTAGAAGACCATTAGGTATAGGTATTATTAACCTAGCATATTTCTTGGCAAAACGTGGATTAAAATATGATGAATCAGCATATGAGATTGTAGATGAATATGCTGAAGCATGGTCGTATTATCTTATTAAAGCATCAGCAAACCTAGCTCTTGAAAAAGGAAAAGTAATATATAATAATGATACGAAATATTCCGAAGGGATACTTCCTATTGATACTTATAAGAGAGCGATAGATAATCTAATCGAGTCCAGGGAACGTCTACCGTGGGAAGAATTGCGAAAGCAACTCAGGGAAACAGGTATTCGAAACTCTACTCTCATGGCATTAATGCCTGCTGAAACAAGTGCTCAGATAAGTAATAGTACAAATGGTATTGAACCTCCTAGAGCTTTAGTATCATATAAACAAAGTAAAGATGGGGTTATGGCTCAGGTTGTACCTGGTTATCACCATCTCAAAAATAAGTACGATTTACTCTGGGATCAAAAATCTCCAGCAGGTTATCTTGGTATCTGTGGTATATTACAAAAATATATTGACCAAGGAATTAGTGTAAACACATCTTATAATCCAGAACATTTTGAGGATAATAAGATACCTATGTCAGTAATGATACAGGATTTAGTAACAGCATATAAATATGGATTAAAACAATTATATTATTTTAATACATTTGATGGTGCTGGAGAAATGGAAGAAGAATATCATACATATGATGGAACAGAAGTAATAGAAGATGAGGATGATTGTGATTCATGCAAAATTTAAGAGATAAGATTAATCAAAGAATGGATATCTTACAAAGTTGGATGGAACAAGATTATCATATAAAAAAACCTGAAGTCGTATATGACCATACCTTAACAATAAGTAAATTTTGGTCAGTACTTTCAGAAGAAGATAAAGATTATATACAATGTGCACAAGATGCAATAGAAACAAAATCAGTCATATCATGGAGACCAAATGGCAATATTAACAAAGAATAAAAAATCTCATTTATTAAAGAATATGTTTTTAGATGAGTCAGTAGATATACAGCGATTTGATTTAGTAAAGTATCCTCAGTTAGAAAAAATAACAGAAAAGCAACTTGGATTCTTTTGGAGACCCGAAGAGGTAGATATTTCAAAAGATAAGAAAGACTTTGATGCTCTAACTGAACATGAAAAACATATCTTTACATCAAATTTAAAAAGACAAATATTATTAGATAGTGTACAAGGAAGAGCACCAAACCTTGCGTTTCTACCTATTGCATCTTTACCAGAAGTAGAGAATTGGGTAGAGACATGGTCATTCTTTGAAACTATTCACTCAAGATCATATACACATATTATTAGAAATGTATATCCTGACCCTGCAGTTGTATTTGACACGATGTTAGATGTGAAAGAAATACTTGACTGTGGTAACGATATCGCACTATATTATGATGATCTTATTGATTGTAATAATTCAACAACAAATAGAATGGATCACAAGCGTGCATTATATATGTGTATGCTTTCAGCGAATGCCCTAGAAGGAATTCGTTTTTATGTTTCCTTTGCCTGCAGTTGGGCATTTGCTGAACTTAAGAAGATGGAAGGTAATGCAAAGATTATTAAATTTATTGCCCGTGATGAAAATACACACCTAGCTGGAACTACAACCATTTTAAAGAAAATGTTATTAGAAGATAAAGATATGCAGAAGATTGCAAAAGAAATGGAACCACGAGCGACAGAACTATTTGTTAAAGTTATAGAACAAGAAAAAGAGTGGGCTGAATATTTATTCGCCAATGGCTCTATGATTGGTCTTAATGAAACAATATTAAAAGAGTACGTTGAATGGATAGGATGTAAACGAATGAGAGCCATTGGTTTAACTTGTCCTTACACCGTACCACAGATGAACCCACTACCATGGACAGAAAAATGGATTGCTGGAAGTAGTGTGCAAGTTGCACCACAAGAAACAGAAATCACATCTTATGTTACTGGTGGTGTTAAACAAGATGTTGATGACAACACATTAAAAGGATTAAGTTTATAATGGAAGCTATATTAGATGCTCATGACTACGCTGAGTTTAAAAAAAGAGTAGATATATTAAAAGAAAAAGGTATTGACCTAAATCATCGTGTAAACGAACAAGGTAGTAAGTATCAAGTAATTGTTGATACATATTATACTAAAGAAGAATTGGACACGCTTACAGAATGAAAGGTTATATATTATTAATATGTTTGTTTATGTTTGGTTTAATAAATTGGACACACGCAAACTTAGAATATAAAGGGTACCCAAGAAATACAGCTTGTACAGGAGAATGTTACAAGGAGTATATTAGAGTAAATGGCACGGTTGTAGAACAACTTGAGGCTAAAGCTGAAATTGCTGCATCGGATCCATTCAGTTCTATTAGAGGACTATGGGCAGGATGCGCAGCATGTCATGGAGCAGAAGGACAAGGTATGGGAGCATTTCCACAATTAGCTGGAAGAGATTCAGAGTATATAATTGATAGGTTAACTACTTATAAGAATAGAGGCCAGGTTGGTAATATGAGTTCAACTATGTGGGCTCAAGCTGGTATGTTATCAGAAAAAGATATAGAAACAATAGGAAAATTTATAGAGGAAACACTATGATAGAAATATATGGAAAAGACAATTGCCCATTTTGTGATATGGCAAAAGTACTATGTACAAAAGAACAAAAAGAATATAAGTATTTTCAGTTAGGAATAGACTTTGGTAGAAATGAAATGTTAGAGAAATTCCCTACAGCAAGAACCTTTCCACAAATTATACTAGATGGCGAAAAGATTGGTGGTTTTGACCAATTAAAAGAAAAGATAGGATAGTTAAATGGAACCAAATCATTGGTATACTCATAATTGCGATTTTTGTTTTACATCTACCAAGATATATTTTGAAGATGAAAGACCTGAACCTATATATTGTCCATGCTGTGGTTCTGCAGTTGAGCCTGTCGATGAATTAGATTTCGATGAATAAATAAGAGTATGGAATGGCAATATCAAGGCATAAAATACGAACTGCCGACAGAATACGATCACAAAGACGTTTATGGTTTCGTTTATCTAATAACAAACAGAGCGACAGGAAGGATGTATGTCGGGAAGAAATTCTTTTGGAGCAAGAAAACACTACCAATAACAAAGACAAGAAAACGTAGAAAAAGATTACTTGTTGAGTCTGATTGGAAAAAATATTATGGGAGTAATGTACATCTCAAAGAAGAAGTAGAAAAACAAGGAGATGAAATGTTCCATAGAGAAATACTACATCTATGTAAAACAAAAGGTGAATGTGCTTACATGGAAGCTAAAGAACAATTCGATAGAGATGTTCTTATTAACGATGAATATTATAATGGCATTATTAATTGTCGGATTGGCGGAAACGCAGTAAAAAACTTAAAATAACCCTTTACAT